TTAATTCGTTCGTCTAGAATCCATTAAATCAATTGCAATGGCATATATGGTAATCATTTGTTTCTCTTGCTCACTTTCTTTTTGCTCTTTTAAGATCGCAGATATGCGCTCTCCAGTAATGTTATGCTTTGACTCATTTAGCAACATAACAGCCCGACCAACTACTTGGCATATTCGCATATAAATTACATCTTTATCCGTATCCATAATCACCTCTGAGTATTCTCTCAACAGTATCACTTAGTTAACGTAATTCCCAGATAAGATTTGTATAGTTTTACTATAATTAATTTTTCTGTAAAAAATTTAATGAATTCATTTAATATTTTTCATATTCAAACATTTTCTGATTTTTAGTTCATTAATTATTTTACTTGTTTAGATCAACTTTCCTACCATAGCTTATCATTAAGCTAATTATTTATTTTATAATAAAATCATTCTTTGGGCTTTAACCTATCAGCATTGGAAACATATAGAGCAAAAATAAGTACTAATATTGATACGGAGTAAATAATAAAGAGTTGTGGATCTTTATGCTCAACCACTATTAACCTAATTACTGCAGTAATTGCAATATAGATAAAATACTGTAATGGAAAATGATAGTTAGATTGAAAATATTTAATAATCAATGCAATGAACTCAAAGTATAAAAAATAAACAATAAGGCCATCTACTAATAAATAAATTGATATGGAATCATTAGCTGTAAATAATAACCCTGCTAATACAACAGTTTCTTTTATTAAAAAGGCTATTAATATAACAGCAAGTAAAAGTAATGCGGCACTACTAATCCACTGCAATATTCTACAAATCAATTTGGATTGACTTAGGCCTGACATGATACACCCACAGGATATTAATCCTTTGATATTAAATAGTAATATCATTAATTAAGGAAATGGACCACCATCGAGGTATCGAACCTCGACTCTTAGACTTAATAAGGCTAAATACTCTTCCAGTTGAGTTAATGGTGGGGAAAAATTATTTAAATAAATTAACTACATATGAAGCAATCAAAATTAATATCCCTACTAATATAATTACTACAAATATATTTCCTGAATATATAACAATACGTCGATAAAGAGGAAACCAGTTCACAGAATACACCTTATGAGTTAATTGTTAGAAAACACATACCCATTACCAAGCTTATTTAATGATGGCGTATCAAAGAAATAAATTGCACCAAGGACCGCTATAGTTAACACAGCCAAAATGAGTATGTTCTTATAAATAGTTACAACTAAACACTGAACTGTTTGCTTTTTCATTAGTATACCTTGGGTAAATATCCCTTGGATACCACATTTATTTTTAGATAAAAGCTTGCGGATGCAAGATTTGCTATTCATAGCAATGAGGTATAATTATTCCTTAACCTTAACACATCCATTTAAATAAATACGATTTAAATAAAAAAACCTCGTTGTAACGAGGTTTTAAGTACTATCGAAATTTTAATCAGCAAACTTTTGCTTTCATTGAGCTTTTGCAAAAAATGCATTTAGCTCCATGTGGATTATTTACTGAAATATCAAACTGTGAGGTTCTATATTGAGATCCACTACAGCAAGGACATTTAAAGTACAGATAGACTTTTATAGTGTCTTTAAAGCGCCACCACTTGTCCTGCAGCAGGACCTTTTGCACCATTTTCAATGATGAATGAAACTTGCTGACCTTCAATTAAAGATTTGAAGTTATCACTCTGAATTGCAGAGAAATGAACAAATACATCTTTAGAGCCATCAGCTGGAGTAATGAAACCAAAACCTTTATCGTCGTTAAACCATTTTACTGAACCAGTCATTGTATTAGACATAGAATTTCCTTTAATTTTTTAAGTTTGCCATAAGGCATATTAGGTTTGTTTTTTATTTTTACTTATGGGAATTAATTAGAAGGAATTCGCAATGAAGGGTATCTTAGATAACACTAAATGGTGAACGACTTTAAACTGACTAGCATAAATAGGCCTGTACTTCCAAACCAGTTAAACCATTAGGCCACACAAACACAATAATAGCAAATTTTATATTTTACTCCTTTTTCAGAAGAGCTTACTATTGATATTATAAATGCAAATTAAAAAGTAATATTTAGCGATTTATTTTAATACGTTATACCACTATTTATACAGCTAGAGCATATTTTTACAACTTCATAACCTGATTTTTTAGCCATTTTAATCGCTTGCATAGCATTTAAAAAGTTACCAAGATAAAATCTATTTACAGCTATAGGCATATTCTTACATCCAATCTTATGCATTTTATAAGTACCCTGTGGTTCCATCATTGTCTGAATGTAATAGTTCATTTTTTCTCCATTAAGCTATACGCGAGGAAGCGCACTAACAATCCCCATCATTGATGCTTTTAAGCCTCTACACTTAGTTTTCAGAGGCTAAATACCTTTTATTTCCGTGATCTGCAGAATAGTTTTACATCCAGTATACAAGTGAAAATGCAGCTAGCAGTAATACAACTATTATTAAAGCATTCCCTGTAAGCGATAAAATGTTTCGGTACAATGTAGATAAATTCATAGGCAATCCCTTAGGAATTACTTCCCTTGGATACCGCATCTATTTGTTAGATAAAAGCTTGCGAAGGCAAGATTTGCTTTTATAGCAATGAGGCATGATTATTTAATGTACTATAACATACTATCTATACATTAACTTAATTAATAATTTTATAAATGAAAACATTTAGTTAGGAAGCATTTCATGCAAAATACTTTAATAATTAAAATGCTTACTCACTATACATACAATTGATAACAATTTTTTATTAACTTTTTACTTTTAGCTAATTTTATTTTTAGAAAGTAAATTCTATATTTATATTTTATTCATGCGCTTAATAATAACTTAACTTATTGATTCATAATTATTTAAATGGCATTACCCCTTGGTTTTATGCCATTTTCAACTATCATTTAACCTCTTGATTTAACGATATTCTTTAAATGGTTTTGGGGAAGTCATTTTCTTAGCCATAAGATAAATTTTACCTTATTTCTTGATCTCCATTAATATTTTACTGTATATAATCACAGTAATTATTTAACTGTTTTTATATACAGCACTTTATGCAAGGAGAATGTACGATGGTTACTATTAAAGTTCGCTTCGCTGCAAGCATGAAAGGTAAATTACCTGTGGGGACTTTCGACGCATTGAGAAATGAGATCACAAAAAGATTGAACCCCAAATACCCTGATTTAAATATCGATATTAGTTGGGGATCTCAAGCTAATGTTTCTATTGATGGCCTTGGTAAGAACGAAAAGAAAACCTACATTGAAGAAACGCTGGAAGAAATTTGGAATGATGGAGATTGGATGCCTGAAATGAAAGAAACTGAGGAAGTAGAGTATTTCGATAAATGATTAGAGTGCGCCAACTACTCAAGCTGGCGCATTTATTTTTTAATTATAGCAATGTGTCATTATCACCAAGGTCATATTGTTTACGTTCCGTAGCTTCCTGTTCTGCTCTTTCCGCTTCTTCTGCTGCTCGTTTAGCTTCTTCTTCAGCTAATCGCTCTGCTTCTAGTTTAGCAAGCCTCTCAGCTTCAGATAGCTTCTGATTGTAGATAGAATCACTCGGCATATTCACACGAACATCAATCCAGTGACCATTTGGAATATCGCAATAGTCATAGTCTTCACGCTCAACGTTATTCTCATCGAGAAACTCTGGATAAGTCATTAGACGCTGCGCTTCGAGTCGCGGATGAAGTGTGTGCTTTCTATAGCGCGTTTCAATGATGATGTCACCGTCTGGTAGTACGTCAAAATCAGCCCAGACAAGCGGTAAATTGTTAATCCCATTCGGTACCACTAGACCGCCATGGATACCACCCCACGATGCGTCAGAGTTCATTCCGAGAGTGCCTTTGAGTTTATAGCGCCCTGTGCCGAGTTTTTCGAGTTCAATTCCCTCTGATTCATCGTTTAGTTCGATATGGTCTGCGAATACTTTAATGATTGGGGATGCGGCTTTAAGATTTCCGTTAGCATCTTTAATAGTGTTACCTGTGTTATAGAGCGTACCGCTCTTATTAGGAATACCAACAACAGCGATATTTGCATCTCTTTGATTTCGGTGAATTAGGTTAGCCATGTTGCCGTTGCTGGGAAGATCCGCTTCTAGGTTAACGTACGTCCCGTCATATCTAGTTAAAGTTACACGAGGATAGTTACCGGTCGCAGTTACTTTTACCGTGTCCCTACTTTCCACGTTGCCATATTTATTTGCTGTGGCGTATAGATAATTATTAGTTCCCTCATATACGGATTTATCCCCATTGTCCAGTAATAGGATGTCGTTTAAAAATACGTTGGAATAAGGCACCATGCTGTCGTAAGTTATACAAGAACAGCTCAGTCTTGAGTAAGAGCCTATTCCGACCCACACCTCTGCCTCGAATGCTGAAAGCTGGCGAATGCGAACTGGCGACCTGTTGTTGATACCGTAGGCTTCCAGCCCTATAAATGATGCCTCTACGTTTCTGTTAGGGTTGCTACCGTTACCTATTGTGATAGACAGGTGTGCAAACGCTGGGAAATTGCTCTGGGATGAAAATCCAGATGTTGTACAGTTTAATGTAAAGAGATAGCGTGAACCACCATAGGATGACCCAGCCCCGCCTATTTTTGCAATTTTAACCCATTCGCCGTTCACCCCATTAGATCTAATAATCCACATGGGCGTTGCATATTGAACAGCCGTATCTTGAGCTTGTGGGTTTACTAGCGTAGGAACATCTTTACCCTGCCACAATAATCGTTTATCTTCCGATAATGTCAAAGATGTGCCTGCTGTACTATTAACCAAGGAAATTCGGTCAGTGTCATTTGGAGCGCCAAGATACCCTCTTTCTGTACCGTCTGACTTCCTGAATTTCAGAAATAAGGATTGATTAGCAGACGTGTTTTTAAGCGTTAAAGCCTCACCATTTTTTGTTATTGTGCCTCCTGTTTTATCGAGCTTGTTATCCATTTGTTTTTTCAGCTCAACAAGACTCTCAAGCCTTACTGTTTCACCCGTCGGTGTTTTGACTTCAACAATGCCGTCCTGTGTTAGCCACGCGTCCATGTTTCGCAAGAAATACTGGATATACTGCTGATTCGCTAGCATCTTGCGAACGCCGTCACTCATGCTGTCCAGAACGAATGTCGCTATCTGATACTTCGCTGCAGTGGCTGCTACCGGTACCGGGTAAGTGAGGTTAATCTCTGTATCTGAATTCACGGATAACACGGTGTTCATGTACACAACGTTATTGATGAGATAGGAGATTGGACAGCCTTCTGAGATGCCGTTTAAGTTATCTTTCCAGCGCGTTCCTGTGCCGGTAATTTTAGTCTGACCCGCTGTAGTTGTGATTGTACCTGTTTGATAAATCATATTAACTCCAAAATTTAGACGCAAAAAAAACCGCTTTCGCGGCTTATCGTTGAATTGAGTATTTAGAAGTAGTCGTTGAAGTCTATTGCGTAGCTGCCACCAAAGATAATCTCCTGGTCATAAATATCCATCGATGATCCTGTGTAGATTGGGTAGCTACCAATCGTCCACAAACGAGCACCGATGAGCTTATTTCCAGAAACTTTATAACCGCCGGCAAATATGTTGTATGAATTTCTTTCTTCAACAACCCATGCGCTGGGGGTATCAAATGTGAACATCGGTACCGCAAATGAGCTTGTCGCTGAGTTTTTATTGAGTGTGAGTTGATGTCCGTTTTTAACGAATGGGACGTAATCAGAGCTGTACGTCACTTTACCAGCACTATTCCATATAGTTAGCCCATCTGCTGGCTGCAAATCGAGCCCGTATGAGAAAATCACAATATAGACATCGCCTGCCCCCATTGACCAAACTTGTTTACTTGCTCTGTCATATCTCAAAACATGGCTTGACGATACTGGACGCATAAAGACACAAACAGAATCACGGTTTGGAATCGTTGTAGGAATTGACCATTTTTGCCGATCAGTTAAGCGAATTTTTTCTCTAAATACACAGTACGATAAATCACTTTCTTGCGTTATCCCCCTAAAATTGTCGATTGCACCATCAAGGCCATTAATAAACAGACCATAGGTGTTTTTAGGCACATCTTTCATGGTGCCAAATAACATAAAGTGAGACTCCCCATCATTACCTGGTAACCATCCGCCACCCCAGTCTATCTGGCTATACTCACATCTGAACGTATCCCCATCCACCCACCATCTACTAATTAAAACTTTAGATACATAACCATAAGCATTAAACTGACATATTGACATTGGCACAATTACAACGTCGTACTTTGACAGTCCGGGGATATTAAAGCTCTTCACTTTATTGTATTTATCACCAGACCACGGATCGACGGTGATTTTTTTAATGAATGAAAGGGGGAATGTTTTATTCGTGATTTCAACCAGTTTACCGCCGTCTTTAGGGTTTATGAATAACCCATAATCATCACTCATGCTGGACGCCTCCCCACTTTCACGCCCCATCTTCCATTTTCGTCATAGACTGTCATTCCGGTACCATCGACTAATACCCGACCTGCATCACCTACGATTTTAAAATCTCCACTGATGAGTAGTTTGTTAAACTCCGCATCGCCAGTTTTAGCGTCAATATTAAAACCCACCTTGCCGGGGACGTAATTTGCTGACGTCATTTTGTCAGTTACAACTACGCTATTGAGCCAAGCCTTATCGATGAACGTTTCTTTCATGAAAATTTGACCATCTTTCATGTACATAAACGTTTCAAATTTACCGTTTGTAGGGTTGATGAATGCAAAGTTATTCGCCATAAATCCGATGTAAGTGCTGACTTTCCCTGCCTTCACTTCGGCACTAATAACCATCCCTGCTTTGTAGAATGTTTTGTTGTACCAAACCCCGGCGTTCACATCCCACGTTGCGTAGCCTTCACCTTTTGCAGTAAATTCAGTTGTCGCTTTGGTATTAACAATCGCCATCTGTTCATCAAGCTTTGACTGAACCTGCGTTTGTGATTCCGCAAACGACTTGTTTAATGACGCGATAGCCTGATCGTTTTTAACAACTCCGGATTTCACTTCACCAATTGAGCTTTCTAATTCAGTGACAGATTTAGAAAATGCTTTGTCTAAATCAGCAATGGCTTGGTCATTCTTGATAACGCCTGCTTTAACACCATTTATTGACGCATTAACTTCAACAATAGATTGCGCCCATGCCAAATTTGCATCAGCAAACACACGGTCTAAGCGCTTAATTTGCGCCATCGACTGGCCATGCTTAGTGAATAAATCCTGCTGGACTTCAAACGTTGCGGCACCATTTATCAAGCTAGCTTCATTGAGCCAATTAAGTTGTTCCTCCAGCCGCTTACCGGCTTCGGTAGTCATGAACTGACCACCCATTTCATCGATGATATCCGCAGGCAATGCATTGGCTTGCCCAACCGCTTCGACAAAGGGTGACTTTCCGTAGCTATTGACTGTTCGAACATAAAACCAATAATCGGTACCCGCTTTTAAATTCTCTTTCGTCCAGAACTGCCCTTGCCCTAATCGATTGGACTTTGTTGTAACTTCCAAATCGTTAGTGTTGGCCAGCTTCTTGTCGCTGAACCAGAATTCAAACGTATAGCCGTGCTGCGCTGATTCACCAGCGCGAGGAACGCATGTTAATGAGAACATCCCGCCAGTCACTTCAACACTGACAGGCTTAGGTGGCGCTTGAATATCAAAATCAATAATGGCTGGGGCAGACATGGCGCCAGCGGCATTAATTGAACGAACTTCAGCGCGATAGGATCCGCGAACAAGTCCCGATAAATCGACTCTATCTTGCGGCACCTGAATTGATTGAACCACTTTTCCATCTTGTATAATGTTCACTGTATTGTAGCGAACATCTGCAGCTGCTGATTTCCAACTCAAATACCCTTGCACAATCTCGCCGATACTAACCGGCACAAATGAGAGGTTTAACGGTGGCGCCACGCCGCCAGTTGGCAGCACGGTAAACGGCGGTCTAACAAATGGCTTGCCGATAATATCTTCATAAATATAAGCACCGTCCTCCTCGAGGAGAATATCAACACCCTCCTGAGGGTGAAATTTCCATTCAGCGACACGAAACTCAAGATTTTGAATGCCAATATGAGGAAGGTTTAATAAAATCACCTCTCCTGGTCGATAAGCGTACCCATCCATATTCATGCGTAATTGAACGCGGCGACCAGCTCGCTTTTTACGCAAATAAAGATTGGCCAATCGACTGGCTTGGTACGGACTAGTGACAAAGCGATAATCCATGTTCTCTTTGATTTCTAACCCATCTTCATCAATCCATTCTTCGATAATGACAGGCTCAAAGTCAGTTTTGATGTGCAACTGCTCAGCATCAACAAACGTTCCGTAAATCGCATTAGTGGCATCGCGTAAAGCCAGTTCCGGCGTGATATTAACAGTATCAATGATTTGATTCGGTTCAATACGCAATACTGCTGGGCCATTGTAAGCCTGCATTAAAATCCCGTGCTTGCCGGCTACATAGGTCGGCTCCGCTGCAATGCATTTGTGCATGTGATCGAGTATCGATGCTGGAGATTCAGAAAGTTCATAGGCCCCATTAATGGTATAACGTGGTTCGGCAACACCTTCTGGACTTACAACTGGCTCATCACACAGATCAGCAGCGACTTTGAATGACTCAAAATCAATATCAGCATCAGGCACACCAAGATAGCTACGATAAAAATCGAGAACTACCAGTGCACCATTGTTACTCCAGATTGTTTTATTCGTGCGAGGATCAAATAGCTGCTTACCCCAAACTTCCACTTTGACGTTCGGCACGCCATACGGGAATTTTTCAGCATCGTATCTCAATGTTAATCGCAACCATGCCAAACCATCCCCGATCATGTCCTCTTTCCATGATGGTGCATTCTTTAGCATGTATGGGTCACAATCAGTCCGGGAGTTGTGAAACTCATAACCCGCTTTATCACCGAAAGTGCCAATCAGGTCATCATTCAGCCAAATTCTACCTATGTGATCAACCTTGTGAGCCGCGAGTGCCAGTGCCATGAATAATCGCTCATGTTCATCTTGTTCGCCGCGCTCTTCTTCTGCGAAAAACAATAAACCAGAACACACCGTTTTCCCCACAATAATAGTTTCTGATGCAACCGCAGAACGCAGCATTTGTTTTCGTTCAGACTGATCCCGATAGCTCATCGATGGCATTTTATCTTTGAAGATCATGGTGCCAGCTGCTTGCACTGCAATACCTGCAACGATTAGCGCGGTACCCAATCCACCAGTAGCAATAACCCCTGCAATCATCAATCCAGCAGAGACAATGTTAGTGACTGTCTTTCCCATTTACTCCACTCTCCATGCTTTGACTGGTTGATGATTAACTGGCATTGCACCTGACTCAGTAACCGCCCAAACTTTATTGGCCCACATAACACCGAGCGTCTTCCCGTCATCGCCATTAAACATGACGATATCGCCACGCATTGCTTGATTAACTGAAATTTCAAGAAAATGATTTGAAAGTGCAGACTCGATATCACCGAACTCCGTTTTTAAAACACGCATTGCGCCGGTGCGAGTTTTATATCTTCCACGCACTTTTTCACAGGGATCAAAATCACATAGCGCAATCACACAATTCGCAGCAAATAAGCAGCAATCGTGCTCACCCCATGAAAATGATTTTTGCATCGCTTTTTGTAGTGTTTCAGGGAGTCTGGTTGTCCAGTTAGGATGTCGCATCACTGATCTCCGGGCATAAAAAAACCACCCGAAGGTGGTTATTAAGATTCTAATATATTAATGCAAACCTCTAAGTGCAGGTAGCCGAATGTAACTCAATCAATACACTGAAACGGGACAATAATTTGCGACTGCATGCAATTACCAAAACCGTTTCTAGCAAGGCAATTATTTTTTTGCCCACCAAAAGCCTCAGCTTTCTTATATCCCCATACCTTACATTTTTGAGTTGCTTTGTTCTGTGCGTCATTAAAATCAACTTTAGCTGTTTCAAACGCCCCAACATCATATGCCATTTCTACTGTTCCATCTGCCTTGCTTCCGCCAACAGCATACATTTGCTTATTAACCGTACAGGCAGACAATAATAGAACAAAAAATATTACACTTATTTTTTTTAGGTTCATGAAATTATTCCTATATTGTATTCAAGAGAATAATACAAAAATAATTTTTATATATCACTTGTAAATAAATACAGGTGCATCTTTTTTGCTCCCCCAATAAATAGCACGCTCCGCCATTTGGGCAACATAACGAAAAATACGATCGCCAGCATGCCTCTTTGTCCACGATTCATCCGTGAATCTATCCGGCAAACCTTGTGACCATCGCTCAAAGCGGTTTGATACCGTCACGGCAACTTCGTTATTGTTACCCGTAGTCACACCAATATTTGATATTTGTCCAGCGAACACAATTTCGGCTACAGCGGGTTTCCCATCACTATCTAAAGCCACCAGCATTAAACTGACATTTCTACCACGACTTCGCTCATTCATAACATCGGCAATTAAAAGTGAGTCAAAACCAGAAAGTGACAATATAAGCTGCTGCGGACTTGTTGAATTATTTTCAGAAACCGTTTCTATGCTACCTAACGAACCCACACCCAAATAGACTTCACCCGCGATAATCAAATTACCAATCCCAGTATGAGCTCTTGTTACCCCTGACTTCAAATCAAGTTTTGCAGCAATGACTAATTCAGCCCCATCATTAATTGCTTTGACCATGCTGTTAGAAAATGGATGATAAAGCATTAGAATAACGCCTCCTCAAACGTAATAGTTACATTAGAAAAGACGCCCGGTCTGTATTGAAAATTACCCTGATCATTACTGGTTAATTTAAAAACTCCAAATGGACGCACCGTTTCCAATTTATCATTGACTGCTGGAGAAACCCTTAACATAGGTGAAATAGGGATAACCGCATTACCCTCTTTGTCACTAATGACATTATCAGTGATCATTTTCAACTCATTACCAACCGTCAAGTAATCGCCTTTACGCAATATAATTGAATTGGCTATCCATCCTTTGGTTTGTAATATTTTGCCTGTTTGGTTGGCTGTACTTATTCTTGCTTCACCTTTTCCAGTCAACCCTTGACGCAACCAATTGCTAATTTTTACTCGACCACTTTCACCATCAAGCGCCGCCATAAGAACCTCTAGATCACGTGATAATTGCTCGGTAAGATTATTAAAGGTTAATGTGCAGCGCCAACGGCTACCCGGGAAGCGCACTGTCTGCACGCTTCCGGTAAAAACAGATGTGAATGATTTGCTATTGCTGATTAATTGCCAGTTCATTGTTGCTGGCACAACGGCTTCTGGCCACTCTAATACCATGATTACCTCTCAAGGGATCCTCGGATTTTTCCTCTCGTTATAAAATCACGTTGGATTTTAGCTAAAGCGTCATCTGAACCTTGCTTTGCCCCCATCCTTGCAGCTTCCTGCATTGCATCATAAAGAGCCTGATCTCCATTGCCAGTAACGTGGAATGTTTGATGAATAACAATACTTGGAGCGACTGATTGCGGTTGCTCTAACCCAAGAACTCTAACACCTAACGAACCATCCCTTCCGCGAGTCAATGGCATAATTGCTTCCGGCCCTGCCTCCCCCATTAACCCCATCCCCGGAACCCCGCCCTTAGCAAAAGGAAATAATGTCGGAGATTTAACTATGCTATTACGATGCACACTTAACCCAGGAGACTCATAAGTATTGCCTTTGGCATTAGGGGTGGTGGTAGCGTTTATAGCGCTACCAAAAGGTGTGCCTGTAAACCCAGATCTTAAAGCATTAAAGATCACCATCTGGAAAATCATTTTAGTAATTTCGTTTACGATAGACTGAGAAAAATCTGCAAAATTTAACTTACCTGTTGTAACAAAATTAGCTAGCATGCCGGACATATCACTAAGAGCATTATTGCTAACAGATCGCATTTGCTCATAAACATTTTCCGCTGTATCTCCAAAATCTCGTACTCCTTTTGCCATTCCCATATAAGCGTCCCTTTGATTACGAGATTTATCTTTCGACGCTTGACGTACAATTTCTATCTGTTTTTGTTCCTCTTGGAGTAAAAATGCCGTTTGCTCTACGTAGAGTTGGGATTTTTTATCCGAGACCTCTTTATCTAATTGATAGCGCCGCTGCCTAAAATCATCTTGAATACGCTGCTCTTCAAGCATTAAATCATAAGCACGCTGGCTCATTGTGATTTGCAACATTTGATTTGTTGCATCCTGACTGATTTTTGACGTTTTCTGCATGACCTCAAAATTTTGGTCATCAAATTTTTTTCGTAACTCCTTAAATTTAATTTCTTTCTCTAACTCGATGTTTTTTAATAATTGAGTGCGTATTTCTACTGAATGGGATTGGATACTTTTTTGTCTAGCATTAAGATGCTGCCCCTGTAAACCAATCAGCTCTTGTTCAAAGGAAGCAAGTTTGCGTTCTGATGCGGTGAGCCCCTCGTTTTCAACTAATTGAGCGTGTAATGCCGCACCTTGCTGCAAAAGCTGCTCGACACGTTGCTTGCCTTCATCAATAACGGCCGAGCCGCTTGCCTTTTTAGGCGTTGAAAATAACTTGTCCAATCCCTTTAATGCTTGCTGATACTCATTTGCAGAGATGGTGCCTTTATCCAACATATCTTTAAATTGCTTTTCACGCTCAGAACGTATTTTTTGCTGATCTATTCCCGCGTTAAAAGCAGCATTAAAGTTACTTTGTAGCTTTAGGTTTTCTGTTAGTTTATTTTGCTGGTCGATTATTTGCTGAGTTCGCTCCTCCTGCTCTTTTTTTAGCTTATCAGCAAGCAAGCTTTTGGTAGCAACATACATACCGATGAAAGGATCCTTTCCTCCCATATCGATATTTCTAACAGTCATCTGTAACCCAGCATACGCTCTGTCTAACTCTTTAATTCGATTTTTATGCTCTACTGCTAGCGCACCCGTTTTGGTGTTGTATTCCATTTCAGCAATAGCTACGGCTAACATTGCAACATTTGCTGCTTCTCGAACCTTACCTTCTCGCTCAAGCCTTGCGGCTCTTTCTATTGCTTGGCTATCAATGATTCTTCCTGAATCTATTATTTTTTGCAGCCCAGCGACTGGCTGATCACCTAAAGCGGCAATTTTTGAGATAAATAGGTCAACGCTTCCACCAGATTTTTCTATCTGAGCACCTACCTCAGAGACTTTATGCAGTAAATCACCAGAAAAACCCGCACTAGCGGCGGCAGTGACAGACTTGTAAGCCTCTGCGGTTCCACCTAGCTCATTCGCTAGATTTCGCAGATCATAGGCGGTTGTTACAAGCCCTAACCCGCCTTTTTGCAAGGCTGCATTGAAGGCTTTTTGGCGCTCTTCGGCTTGCTGATATTGAGAGTATAAATAAGTAAAAGCGCCCGCTGACGCCATAATGCCAATACCGACAGCGCCACCCATCATGCCCCATGCACTTTTAAACAAACTGGCACTATTCGCCGCTGCACGCTGTGAGAAGGTTAGTTCTTTGCTGGCATCGGATAATTGAACTGTAGCAGCTGCTAGATTTTTCTTACCATCAAGCTCGCTTTTATCAGCTAAAATAATAGCATTAGACGCGCTCTGCATTCGCTTCTTGGCATCGGCTTCGGCAATATTTGCCTCACTGATAATGCGTGCGTTTTTAGCATGATCCTCCGCGTAGCTGACTGAAATACCATGCTGCTTGTTCACTTCAACTTGTCGCTCTAAATACTCATCGAGCGCAAAAGCTTGCTCTCTGCGGGCAATGGCTTCGTCACGCATCTTTGCTGCAAGATTGATTTTTTCTTGGGCGCTTTTTCTATCCGCTTGAGCCCCTTCGATTTGAGCACGAGATAAATTAATAGCCTCTCTCGCGGCTTCTTGTGCGACTCGCTGCTGTTCTGCTAAAGAAAATTTGACACTGTTGACGTTCTCTAATGAGCGTTCCAGTGCAGGAATAAAGCCACCAATTAAACTACTGGTCGCTACCGATGAACCCGCGGAAACACCCGTAAGCGCATTCCTTAGTTGAGCAAATCCAAGTTGAGAATGTCGCGCCAATTGTCCAGAAGCAGATAAATCAGCCCCCGCCTTTCTGGCACTGGCTGACACTGCTAATAATCTTTCCGCTGTGTTACCCGCATCTTTCGTTGCTGCTTGTGCGAATTTTTGGGATTCCTTGCGCGCTGAATCATACGTATCAAAGACTTGTGATTTAAAAGAGGCTGCGTTGAGGTGTAACGCAACCGCTAAACTTGCAACGTCAGCCATTTAAGATCCTCATGACATTATTACACTGCTCCTCCACACTTGATGGAAGCGGTGTTTGGGTTATTGGAGGGTGTTCGCCTTGCTCCGGCTCCTGATCAGGCTCATGAGAGAAAAAAGCCTGCCAGTGAGTGATAATATCTGCAGGCAATTGTGCTATTTTGCGTGGGTCCGGCTCACCCCATCTATCAGCCAGTTGGAAAATCAACTTAAGATAGGGTGAGTTGATTAGTTTTTTTTGGCTTCCTCAACAGAGCCATAACTATATTTTTGTACGAATGCCATCGCAGAAAGCAGTGTTGGCGTATCGTGCACCGTCACTAATTCATCTGCTGTAGGCAACTCATCTTCAGGAATTGGATTGCCTTTTTCATCGCAAATCGCTTTTAAAATCAACTTAGCACCTGCCTTACTGGCATCTGAACTAAATCCGGTTTTTTGAGCTTCCTGAAGGTCATGCTCATATTCATCTAGCTCAGCAATTGTTAGCCGGCGTAGAAAGACTTTAGTACCTAAAATTGAATGTTCTTCAATATGAGGAGTAGGTTTCAGGAGGGATGACTTCAGAGACATTATTCTGTACCTCCGGCAGTGGCAACGCCCCATGTGATGTTATTTTGCTTACCTTTTACAGTAATTTGGATAACCTCATTCGCAGGCGCTTCCAGGCTATTCATTTCCCAGCCAGATAATGCCAAAATCATCGTTGCGGTACGTTTGTTTGGTAGCTCCACGTAAAACTGCACGACTTCACGGGCATTCGCTGCGTTCAAAAATGCGGCAAAATCCGCATTCTCTGGATCATCGATAAACCCAAGTGATTTTTCAGGTCCATCCGGTAAATCAGAGATTGATTGTTTGTTTTTATCAATAAGCGTAGTGCAATCAACAAACCCGCCAGTTAGCCCCGTTGCACCTGTTGTTTTACAGTTTTCCAGTGCTTTCATCTGTTCAACGGTATCACCCGGCTTACCAAATTTAACGATAGTGCCGGCAGGCAACATTGCATATTCAGGGGATGATTTTTTATCAGCCATATTGATGACTCCAATAGTTTAATTAACGATATTTTTCGATGCTTGCACGTATTTCCGATGCAAGTGTGTTGAGAATAAATTGACGGTTATAATCTAGCGCGGGTCGAATGAATGGATTCGGTATCTGTTTGACTGTGCCAAATTCTTGCGCCTTCGCCTTCATATAATGCGCTTTAGTTGGACCCACTCTTACCGTCATGACAGAGAGTGTTTTGTTGTCCTTCATTCGGCTTGTAGTGGTAATTTTGATGCTGTCTCTCATGTGCTCAGCTTCGCTTGTCGCATCATAACCAGCATGCTTTTTCATATCGTCTAACACGGGTGTCATTGCCTCTCGCCCAGCTTGCCTTAACACCTTTGTAGTAATTTCTTCTCCTAGTTTATTAAGTTCATACTCCAGGTCTTTTAATCCCTTCACTTCAACCGTCATTCTCATGTGGCGTCCTCTGGATAAGTAAGAACAAAATCACGCATCACTCTGAAAATAACGCGCTTATCTGTCTGCTCCTCTCGTGACTGCATGAAAGCCCCACGTTGAACGGTTTGTACAGGATATGAGCCGATATGACCGTGCGTAATGCTTTCCCAAGCTTTAAGCACTAAGGCTTCTAGCTTCAATGCTTTGGCATAGTCATTGGGGATCTGAAAGGTAATTTGAAAACGCGATTGAACAAGGGAGGTTTTAGCGAGTCCGGTAAGCGCTTTAGGGTCGCTGATGCACTGATAAATAACCCCTTCCAACACATCGGATGGAAGCCCTAACGGATATGCCTTTAACCCCGTTAGTCGCTCCAAATCGGCTTTAATGTCAGTTTCTATCATGCTGATTGTCAGCCTCCGTCGTTATGATTAGTCGGTCTGACTGGTTTCTATCAACAGCGCGAACCGTGAAGTTGCGGTTTTGATAAGTGATGATCCACCCGATATTAACGTCGCTACGTGGTCGAATAGTGAATTGGTACGTTTCGATAACCTGCAGCTGATCGGCAGTGCGTATTTTCCGGTTAGACATCGCCTCCGCTTTTGCCCATACCTCTTTGATTTTCACCACGCTAGATTTGGGGACACCTAACTCATCCCTCACTTCCTCGATACGCGATAACCAAATCCGCTTATTGAGTTCGCCCGCTTTCATATCACCCCCTAAATATTGATATAGCGATATGGCTCCAATAACGCTTTAAATCCGACAGACATACCCGTTGTTTCTCTATTTTCATAGAAATGACCAACCGCCAGCATAATCGCCAGCTCAATATCCTCCGAGATCTGCAAACCATCTGGATCGGATTCAGGAATATCACCGTCATAAAGCGTTCTGTTGATGTAGTTTTCTGCCCGCTTCTTAGCCGCCTGCATATACGTGATCAGCAAGTCATCTTCTGTTGCATTGTCATCGTCAATCCGACATTGCGCTTTTAACTTCTCCAATGTGGGCAATGGCATGAAGCCTCCAATAAAAAAAGGTCGCTGAGCGACCTATTCATTTTTGTTCACTGGCAAATGAAATGCACAATTGCCGCTTTTGCTCTAGTTTGCTTATTCTTGATAGTAACTGTGGCTTTTTTACTCTTCCCCATCGATTTAATAACCGACCAGGCATACTAGCTACATCCTTTTCTTTCATATACTCAAGCATTACAGCGTTACTTTCAGCCTCAAGGGAATTATTTAGTTCGCTAAGTTTCCCTTTCATCCAGTTGAATGCATTGATGTACGCCTCTTTTATCTGACCAGCTTTAGATCCGCTGAATCCCATTACCAGCATAACGAACCCGCTAAAATCCATAACATAGTATTTTTGTTTTTTATCAAAAATACCTAACTCATTGATTTTCTCGGAAACGAAAAAATGCGCAGCCCTGAATTCATCTGAGCAATGACACTTCGCCAAGGCTCGGAGGACATCAGCATGACGTCTATTGAACACCTCAGCTATTTTAAATGTATCAGTTACCGGTTCTCCATCTTTTGCAGAAATCATTGCGCGGAGGTCTAAATCTGTATGAGTCACTAATTTAGTTGACATGATACTGTCCTTACTTAGAAATGAACCTTTGCCACATAGGAGATCAGCCCATCGAAGCAGTATCAGCTATAACTGATCTCCTCAAAGGCTCATTCCTAAATAACGGTTCGATGTTTAAAAATGGTGCGTATGTGGTACGCAAAAGAGAGGCACAAAAAGGCGGCAATTAAGCCGCCATGGATAATATTATGATTATTTCGCTGCAGCTGCTTTCAATACTTTCACTGCATTACTATCAACCATCATCGAACCAACACGCTTGGTCGTGTAGAAATGTACAAACGGCTTGTTGGTGTATGGGTCACGCAGCATACGGACACCCATGCGATCCAGAATGGTGTAGCAACGCTTGAAGTTACCAAATGCAATTGGCGTTGATTCAGCAACAACATCCGAAAATTGCTCATTTTCAGCAATGCCGTAACCCAGCAATGCGGAAGGCTGCCCCAATTGCAAGCCCGGTTGCCACAAATAATTTCCTTGCGCATCTTTCAACGTACGAACTTGGAACAGGGTATTGTTGTTCATCATGAACTTGGCACCTGAGCGATAGATCTTGCGCATGGTATAAATCAGCTTCATGATTTCATCAGCAGTGACTTCCGTTGGCTTTTTCAATAACAGATGCTGTAATTTTCCCCAATCACGATCTTTGTCTGCTTGCTCATCACTGCCATATGCCAATAAACCTTTTGGCTTTTTGATACCGTCCCCATTGGTGAAAGCAGCTTCTTCTTGCTCGGCGAATTCAATGGTCAAATCACCCGTGATAAACTGCTCAACATCAAAGAAAGCATCATCAAGCATCGTTTGTGTTGCCGCTGGATTACCGTAAATCTCGCCCCACACAGGCTCAATGGACGCCAGTTTTGGGGTTTTGGTTTCAGGTCGCTTATCCACCTCACCCACCCAGCCACTATTCGTGCCACCCTGATTCACCAAACGTTTAAAGTTAGGTGAACCAACAGTCACGACATTACACTCTTGACGCATAACCACTTCATCGCGAAGCATGCTGATAATATTGCGATCGAGCTCTTCAGGTACGGCAAAACCACCATCGGGGTCTGAGCCAACTTGCATCGCTTTACGTTCCAAATCAGCAAGCCCTTCTTCTTTACCTTTGCGTACAAACTGCTCAAATGCCGTTTTATGCTCAGCAACATCCTTATTTACCGTGCCACCATTTGGTCGCTTAACTGCAGCTAACTCTGCTTCTAAGTTAGTTTTTAACTCATCTAATTCAGTTAATTTTTCGTTCAGCGTATCAACTTGACCTGATAACTTACTTTTTTCCGATTCAATTGCTTCGATGCGCTTATCATTCTTTTGGGTGAATTCTTCAAATTTACCTTTCAGTTCCTGCGCAACTTCACTAACGTCTTTATGATCTACAGCCATAATATGTACCTTTATTTAAAAATGGATTTCAATGTGTCGATAGCTTCTTGCTCAGCATCACGCAGAGAAAGCGCATCGTAGCCTTTAGCCATAAAGGCCTTGGCTTGTGTTCGCGAAAGCCCAACATCGCGCAGGACTCGCTCAATACTTTTTTGTGTGGGTAATTCGCCTCGAGCAAATGCCGATTTCACATCACTGACTCGGGCTTCATCGTTTGAGGGAAATGTCACTAAACTGACCTCCCACAAATCGATTTCTTTCAATAGAAAGGCATCTTTATTGCGGTCATACTCCCAATCTTTGAGGATGTACCCAATAGAAAGACCGGATAATGATCCGGCCTTCATGTGAGCATGCGCGCGCTTGGATAAGGGGTCGTCATCAATGAGTAATCGCCCTTTGACATAGAGCCCTGTGCTGTCTTCCCGCATTTCGGTATAAATACCAATCGGCTCAGACATGTTGTGCTGCCAAAGCATTGCAGGAAGAGACCCTTTTTCTTGCCACTGATTCAGTGAGTTAAGAAAAGCACCCGGCATCACAATATCGGAGTAGCTGTCTTTCACGCCAAAAACCGAGCCATAGCCCTCAAACTCTCCCGAGTCGCTGACTGACTTAATTTTCAGTGGTACATCAAGTCGTTGTTTGGTCATCATCGACATGCGTTTTTCCCTCCTGTTTTGAGGATTCTGGCTTTGTGGTCATGTTTAGTGGCGTGAGATAGATATCACCACCTTCACGCGGATTAAGTTCTTCCAGTTCACGGCATTCATTCGGTGAATAGATCCCCCAGTTGATACCCGTTGCATAGGCATCAAATCGAGATTTCATATCCCCACGAAGCAGTGCGCCTGTATTAAATTTGGCATAGAAAATACCGTGTTTGCTTGGTTTGACTAAACCAATATTGATACGCTGCTCAATACGAATAAGGTAGGGAACCAAGGAGTAATTGATAAACCCGATCCCAAGGTTTTCAATGTTATTAAATGTGGCCCTATCGGTGTTCTGCACTAAATGAAGTGGCACGCGGAAAATACGGCAAATTTCCTCGAGCTGGAATTTTCGCGTTTCAAGAAACTGAGCATCTTCTGCGGATAAACTGATTTGCTGCCACTTCAGCCCCATTTCTAAAATCATAGGTTTATGGGCATTCGTTAGCCCTTGATGATTCGCTTCAAAATCATTTTTTAACCGGTTAAAAGCAGGGTCTGAAAGTTCCTGATCTGTTTGGAGTACGCCACTAGTCACTGCACCGTTACCAAATAGACGGGCGCCATGCTCTTCGGTTGCCAAACCGAGACCAATAGCTTGCTTGGAATAAGCAATAGGGCTTAACCCCGTTAACCCATCCAATGTAAAAATACGAACATGCCAAATTTCAGCCTGTGATAATGTTTTGCTCTCACCGTTGGGAAACGTCACCTGATACTCAGGTTCCCACTGGCTGTTTAGCTTGGGCACCACCGATCCGGGATCAAGTGGTAATAATTCCATCACCTCACCCAATGCATAGACTTTGTAGGCGTAAAAATTCCCTCTCAAGCATAAGCAGGCAATCAATAACTCCCAAAACTCTTGCGGAGTCATATAGTTATTAGGTTTTACTGACAGTAATTTATTCAATCGTTCGCGGGTAGCTCGTCGATTCCCCCGCTCTAATTGCTCATATAAAGAACAAGGTAGCATTCCGACTGATTCAGCTAGAACGCGAACGCAACCGAATACAGCTGTTAGCTGCATGGCGAGTTGTGAGCTGACCTTTCGTCCTGAATAGGTATTATAAGAAAGACCGATAAGCTCACTCAGTTCATGAGATGTCATCCCCTCACTGGATTTACGAAATAGACCAGGAAAAAACATAGTTACCCCTTACCATTTTTCGGCTGATCCATCGACTTAGAAACTAAGTAGGACCATAAAAGGCATAACAACCCAGCAGTGATATAGCCAATAGGGGGATAAACCAACCAAGCACCAAACGACAGTAAACAGGCGCCCGCAATCCCAACCAATAAGGCTGTAATCGTTAAAAATTTCATTGAATCTCCTTAGAGAGAACGCAACCCGCGAGTCGCTAATACATCGGATAAATTTTGTTGTGGCTCACCACCACCAACCAATTGACGGCTTTTTGCCGTAAACATGGCAACTGGACCATCGATTTTGTTTTCAGGTGTGGATTTGTTAGGGAAGATATTTTCGTTTCTATCCGGTTTTACGGTGACGTTGGACAACATCCAAGCCATCATTGGGTTGTGATCGTGGTGGAACTTACCTGCATACACATCAGCCTGAACACTTTTCATGGCTTCAGACATATTCTTAACTGTTTGAGCAACCTCAACTAACGGAACGCCTTCCTCCGCTAGCCGGCGAGAGAACTGAACTGCACTCCATGGGTCAAACCCTAATTCACGGACATCATCACCCTCACACCACTTCAGGATATCGTCTTTGATAATGTCATGATCAATCACTTCGCCGTCAGTAAATTCAAGGTGACCTGCATCTTCCCATTTCCGGTAAAGCTCAGCGATGTGTTTCGGTGCAGTATCAATGCGATCCTCGGGTATCCAGAATTTGCACTTAATGTGCGTTTTTCCCTGCCCGTCCTCATACATCTTAATTGCTGCAGCAACGTCAATTTTGCTAGCCAAGTCAACACCAACCCAAACAGGATAATTCTTCAACTCATCATCAGGTGCGTTAGCTGGAGCGGCGTCCCATTTACTCATGTCCATCCAGACAGATTCAGCATTAACCCACTTATTAAGGTGCTTAGTGAGAAAGTTAGGACGAGCAGCAATTTGCTCTTTCGCCTTCTTGGCCAGACGTCGCATATCATCAAAACGCTTACAGACACCAAGCCCAGGATTAGCTTTTATCCAAACGGATTCATCAAAATCATCGTCGCCCTCATCGAGGGTATAAATAATGGCAAAGAAAGTGTCATCATCAACAACACCCGTTAGAACTTTAATTGCGTAATCCCGTAGCTCGTAACAGATCCCCTCTTTATTAAAACCCGATGTTGTGATGGCAAATAAAAGCGACTGCAATCGTGCACCCGTTGCCGTTTCAAGAACATCCCACACATCGCGAGTCTTATGAGCATGGAGCTCGTCAACTATCCCGCAATGAATGTTCAAGCCATCGAGGTTATTCGCATCACTGGAAAGTGGTTCAAATTTAGACGCCGTTCGCTCTTGGTAAATGGCTAACTTGTTGTAATCAAATAAGCGACCTAGCGTTGCTTTCGCTTTTTTGACCATATTTTTTGCATCTTCAAACACAATGCGTGCCTGATCGCGAGTTGTTGCGGCTGAATAAACCTCGGCACCACCCTCACCATCAGCACCTGTCATGTATAAACCGATACCACTAGAGAGCGTTGATTTTGCATTCTTACGAGCCACTTCATTAAATGCGGTTCGAAAACGACGAACAAGGATGGCATCACCATCATCATCAAGAACTTGTTCACCGGTTAATTCATCAATTAACGGGATCACGAACCCGAAAATATTAATCAAGATAAAGACATGCCACGGCATTAAATCAATCGGCTTTCCAGCAAATGCCCCTTTGACATGTGGGATAAAATTGTAAAAGTCGAGTATGTGCTGTGCGCGATCTTCAATGAAATAGATGTCACGCTCAGGACCATGCTCTATATCATTTAAAAAACGCTGGCACGCTAAGCGCACCAATTCGCACGCAACAATTTCTCCAGCCACGACCTGCTCGGCGTACTGAATTCCATCTGCTACGGTTGCCATTCATCATTTGCGCTTTTTCAGAAATACGTCTAGTGGATCTTCCTGCTCAGGGCCTTTGATACTGACTTTTGTTCTTGCTGAAGGTGTCATGCCAAATTCACTGAGCATAGCTCGGATTCGCTTCCAAACATCGGCTTTCATTGCAGCCGCTGGATGTGCTTTTTTGATAATGTCGCCAGTCATTGACGTTGTGTTGTAGGTATAACCTTCAGTATCGAGCACTTCGCAGTGATGCCGGTACTCAACGTATGCCTCAACTAATAATTCCAGAGCTTTTGCATCGAGTGTGCTCATGACACCCAGTGCATCTAACTCTTCGCCCATTTTCTTGAACCAATACTTACCCCACTTATCAAAATACTTCGGTGTTTGGGGTACCCCTGACGGCGGTTTTGGTTCTTGTTTATTAATGGGGCGTTTTGATGGGTTCCCCCTCACCAATTGCAGATGTGACGGGGTTTTAGGTGGTCCAGCCATGATAGAAACCTCCTATTAATTAACGCTGGGGATCCCCATAAAAAAGTTTTCTAACCTGCGGCGATATAACAAAAGGTAAGGCGGCGGTACTTTAGGCGAAAGTTTTTAGAGATTTTCCCCCCCCTACCATGCCGTTATAGCTTCCTGTGGTTGCTTTATTTTTTAACAATAAATTCAATAATCTGCCTATTTTCACCAATAACAGCTGCAACTTTTCCATTATTGACCAATGAGTTAATAACACCGACCATGCCTATTGAATAGTTATTATCGTCATCAATACCTACTGCAGCAGCTGTATTTACCCCTAGCTCTTTTTTGCACTGAACATAGTTTGTTGCTAGTGAAGATATGGCTTTTCTATCTTCGCTTAACAATGAGTTTAATATTTCAACAGCGGCTGTTGTTGATATCATTTAATCCTCTCCCTTGCGGTCTTACGTTTATGACAAGGCCAGCACAGAGCTTGCAGGTTGCTATCATCATCGGTACCACCATGCGCCTTGGGTTTGATGTGGTCCACTGTCTTGGCTTCCGTTGGTCTACCTGACTTCAAACACTCTTGGCATAGATGCTTATCACGATTAAGAATACGAGCACGTATCTTGTCCCACTTAGAGCCATAACCGCGCTCATGGCGACTCTTGCCTTGCTGGTGGCTTTCCCATCCTGTATTCATGTGCTCTTGACAGTAGCCACTACGGTCAGTGGTTGTCTTGTTGCATCCATGTTTTCGACAAGCGCGAGGTATACGTGGGGGCATAGATATCTCCATAAATGAAAAAGCCATCAGTGATCAGTTGATGGCTATATGTGACTGAATAATGTAGCATCCTGTTTATTATTCTAACTTATCTCACCCCATAGAATTGCAAGGAGTAAAAATAGTGTATTTATATACTGGCGAAGTGGAAATGACTGACACCTTTGAAAATAGTAATTACTTTAAAATCACAGAGGAAATATATAATAAAAAAACACCTAAAATAAAAATTTCAACTTTAGCAAACTCAGTAGCTCGTAATCTATCGAATCATTTAGGACTTATATTATTTAGTAGTAGCTCTTCAGAATACGAAAATTACCAGAACAAATCAGTTTATGGTTTCTGGGTTCACCCCAAAACAAAAAGTGTCGATATTCCACACACTGTGTTTTATGGGGCTATGTTCTTATATCAAAAAGGTGATTTGCTAGATAACAACAAAGATTCATATAACAACAATACTGACCCTATCATTTTAAAGATAAAGTTTTATCGTGTTTTAGATAACACCGTTAAAGAGCTTAGTGCTGAAGTATTTTCTTTTTCCATTAAAAAACAAAATATTATTATATTTCATGATTCATCTGAAGAATATTTCCCGTCAAAAAAACAGTATGAATTACCTAAGGTACTCGATGAGCAGTGGTACCATGACAGGTCAACGGATATATCTAAATGGATACTAAATACGATTCAAGAGTCAAGATAGCTACTACTCTTTGTTATTTATTATTTCTGTTCGTCTCGATGTCTCGAATGGCTTCAAGTTGCTCATTCGCCTTATCTATCGTTCCTAGCAATAATCTGTTCCACAATACAGACGCTTTGAATGATAGGGTTTTACCATCACTGCCAGGCGGAAATGGCGGTACCACTGAATTAGTTAACGTCGATGGAATTGGAACGCATTGCGCGCTCTCGTAACTCGTTTGTGTACTCGAACAAGCCATCAGTAACAAGCTGAGGCACAAGAGAATCACAAGAAGACTCTGCTTTGAGTATCGTTTTATATTCAATGATTTTCTCCTGTGCTTTCGCATCAGCTTGAATGCCGTTCCGGTATGCTGTTGTTGCTATCTGATTGAAGCGATTGAATTGAAATGACTGACGGGCAATGACTGCACTTTGTTTGATGTTATCTTGCTTTAACTTGTCGTTGTCACTCTTAACTGCAGTGTTGTTATCATAAAGCGTTAATGCCAACCAACTAACAGCAACCAACATTAAAAAAAGCCAAAACGAGTTATCTATCTTCATAAGTTAACCTGCTTGGCTTTATTGTAATTGACCGCACTTTGACAGCGTTTTTCTAAACTTACATTGTCAGTGCCACCGCAGGTGTTGTCTCTGAGTACGTATACGCCAGCTGCCAAGAAGATGGGGATCCCGATAATGAAAGTGGATATGCATAGGCGAACCTTCCAAGACATACAGCATTCTCTATCTCTCTGCGCATTATTAAGCCTTTCCACTCTTTACCCCCTGCGTATGTCCATCGTTTAAGTTCATTGCAAGCACCAGCGATATCACCAGCGTTTAGCTTCTTCAGCATCGTAGAACGTGCAAAAGCACCCGTGCCTACGTTGTAAGCAAAGGAATAAATAGCGGCTCGTGTGTTATCGTCGAGATCGACTTTGATTAGCGGGTCTACACCCTTTCTGACTTTATTGAGGTCTCTTTCAAGCAAAGCTAAACATTCTGATTCGGAATAGGTTTTAGTGGGGATTATGTCAGCGCCTGTATGTCCATAACATACTGTTAATACACCAGCTACATCTTTATAGGGTTTGTATTCGACACCCTCGAAGAAAGAAAGCATTGCAACAGTAAAAGCTATTACCCCACCAGTAGCCGCTTTTTTTACTTTATTTGATACTTTTAACATAACTTATCGCCCAAAAAATAAGGCCTCACATTATGAGGCCTTATTTTTTATTACAATTAATAAAAATTTAGTTGGTATTAATAGGTACGCGATTAACTATTGTATGATTCAACCAGTTTTTAGATGATAAAGCTCTTACGCCATCTGTATATACCCTACGGTCATTATCTAATGACCGTAGGGTAACAATAATAGTTACATTAAGAGGTTCTATAAGAGGTGCCTCAAAAGCTCGCAAAGTTGCCTTTGCTTGAACTCCCCAGTTATCCCCCTCCACTCCCTTTTTAAATACTGCCCGATGAATTTTGACTGGAGACCATTTACCACCGCTCTCTATCTGAGCTTTTTCATACCCAGACTGAGATTTTTCATTTTCCATCGGAACCTTACCCGTCATAGAGTTGTTATTTATCACTCCAAAACTGAGCTCGACATTAGCGCGGACATACTCACTTCCAGCGTTTGGATCAACTGGAGGTGAGTATACAGCTGTTATAATAATTTCACCTTTAAACTTACCATTTACTAAAAGACAATCAGGTATTGGATAGTTTTCTTTTCTCCATCTCATTCCAGGAACTAAATTAGCTTGGAAAACTAAAGTAAAACTACTATCTGTATCAAATAAAGTTTCCAACACACCTTCAGGCATCCCTGAACCATAATAACGCCTATCAATTACAGAATAATCTGGAGATGTTAACTGTGCTGAATGAATAATTAATGCCTTGACTAATGAAGGCGAAGCATTCAACTCATCTGATTCATCAATCGCTTTCCAAGTATGCGCAGCTAGACTAGATACTATCGGAGCTGCAAAACTAGTACCAAAACTATGAACGATTGTATTATTTGGTGAAATTACTTTTAAGCTTCCAATCCCTGCATTCCATGGGTAGTGAACACCACCGCCAGCATGAACCACATCAGGCTTAGGAGTGTACACAGGGCCAGGACCTCTTCTTGAATACGCTGCAGGCTCACCAGCAATAACTTGTGTAGCTGGTGCATTCACATGATTAACCGAACCAACTGTTAAAGCTCTAATTGACTCAGCAGGGGAAGATATTATGTCATTATAGTTGCTTGGATCAGAAACAGGCCAAAAACGGCGAGGTAACTCTACATAATTACCAGCAGCGATCACAAATAGTACTCCATACTGATCGCTTAATTTATCCAATGCTATTGCAAACTCACTAAATTCTTGTGTTCTGCAACTCTCACCACCTAATGAAATATTCCATATTTTCACATCAGATTTTTTTCCCACGGCTTCCGAGATTCTCAGTATCAAATCTGAAACATATGAGCCATCCTCCTCTAATCCACAAACATCATAAACTAGACTTCTAGTTGAAGGAATTGATACGTGTTCATCATTAATCAGCCTAGCACCTGCAACTAAAGATGCCACCATCGTTCCATGCTCAAACCTAGTGTCAGGAGGTAACACATATGGATCTCTATCAATAATCCATGGTGAAAGTAGGCTAGCATTACCGCTTACTCCTGTATCAAAGACTGCTACAATAGGTAGGTCTATCTCTGGCTCTTCAAATCTAATTTCTGTATCTACCCGTTCTCTATCTCCACTTACAGGATAACAATGATATTTAGGTTCAGGAGTAATATATTTTATACCAGGATAACTAATCAATGACTCAAGGACTTCAGAATCAATACCTTCAATATTATTGACTTTGATTATAGAGACTCCTTGATATTGAGGAATTTCAGAATAGCTAACCCCGCCATCACGTAGCATTGAAATAACATTTCTATAATTTAATTGAGTTGCTTCAGCCCCTAAATATTGAAAAATTCTTATAATAAAACTTTCGCTACTTATTATAGAGTCTTTACCCGTAGGCACTTTTCTTTCATTAGACCAAGGTAGAATACTTTCTATAGCGCTTAAATTTGCATTTATTTCTTGTATATCTCTATCGAGAATAACTGATTCGAGTGCGTCAAAACTCCCTATATGAGCAGCGACTAGCATTTCATCAATATTTGCATGTCCAGCTGGTTGCAGTCCAGCTTCAGAAGCTACTTTCGTTGGGCGATGGCTTTTTGCTATAGCTGTCTCCCTTAATTTAAAAATTAGTGTCCCTAAGGCATTAGGAAATTCATCAAGCTGTGGCAACAAAACTTCCTTCGAAAGATTCAGTTCACTAATTAATGAATTCCGGTACTGATATGTGATAGGTGTAAATAATTTTCTTCCTCCTCCCCCCCCTTCTATAGCTCCCAAATCTCCTCTTGAAAATGGAATATTTATAAAAGGATTATTTAAATTAGCCCTTTGATTTTCTCTGTTCATCTATACCATCCTGCTTTAAAATATTAGTAATAGCCCTAGTAGAAATACTATATAAAGATGATAGATTTCTTAAAGAAAATCTTTTTTTATCCATACTCCTCAAATAAAAGATTTCATCTTCATTAGTGCTAAGGCTTTCACCTAAGGTTAAAGCTTTTGCTAAATATAATCGACGATATAGTTTACTTTCATTAATGAATTGTGATCTATCTATGATAGCATCTCTTTTTGCATCAATACTTACTTGTTCAATTGTTGCCCCAGACATATTATCAGAATTATATGCTAAATCATGGAAATTAAATTCTTTTGAAACCATCACACCTAGAAACTTTTTCCATAGCTCTTCCCGTAACTTAATATCAGGCAATGGCATATTTACTCGAAATTGAAAACGTCTCCAAATTGCAGGATCTAATAACTTATCATGGTTTGTTGCAGCAATTAAGATCGTATCATTTGGTAAAGAGTCAATGTTTTGAAGCAAAGAAATAACTACTCTTTGTAACTCACCAATATCCCTTTCATTTCCTCTTGCACCAGCTAAAGCATCAAACTCATCCAAAAAAAGTACCGATGGGAATTGTTGGGCATATTCAAACACTTGCCTCAGATTTTTACTTGTTTGGCCTAATAAACTACTAATTAAGGTATCGCACCGTACTGTTAGAAGTGTTGCTTTCAATTTCGCAGCAACCCATCTTGCCATTTGTGTTTTCCCTGTTCCTGGTTCACCATACACAAGCAATCTATTAGGTTGAGCAGCCTCCACCTTCAAGAACTCATCATAATGCTGAATATTAAGCAAAAATTCGTTAACTCGATTTTCAATTGCACTAGGAAGATATAAATCAGTCATTTCAAGTATTGGGTGGCTAATATCAACAGTATGCAGCCTGCTATCTCCATCAATTGGAGGTGCACTTATACTTATGCCCCTATCGGCCTTTTGCGCTTCAATTAATGCTTTTGGAGCCTTCAACAGGCGCTCCCTGATCATTGTCGCTTGTTTTTTTTCTCCTTTACTCTCAAGCTTATCTGCTAGTAACCCTGCATAATCTTTTGCCATGCTAGCATTGGCCTTTAAAGCCCCATCAATAATCTTCAATACCTCAGATAAAAAATCCACAGCACCCCCAAAAAAATTTGCACGATTAATAACAATAAACCGTATCAAATATACAACAAATCGTTTCAGATTTCAGTTACTTTGTATCAAAAAAATCAACCTTTGTTTCAAAATAAGCAATTTAGTCACTTTTTGCTTCTAAATCACATACCTAAGCTGGAGGAAATACTTGTTACAAATTACTATCCTTTACATTGCTCTTTTCTTTGAATTTGTATTCTTTTCGCCTGTAGTACCAATTCACTAAAAATGTAGCGACTGTACAGATGATCCCAATGAGCACTGCCCACTGGTCTAACGATAACGCCCCAGCAGCAGTGGTGATAACTCCAAGAGCATAAGAAAAGGGGCTAGAGTATTTTTCGTGCATACGCATACCGAATCCCCCAAATTGGGGTGAGGAGACCTATTACAGAATAGGTGTAGGTTTGAATTAAGACTTTGTATTAGTCGTGTCTGGCAAACTCTTTATGGCACTCATTTCGAGATTTAATAATCTCAATTTTTGCAATATTTAAGTCGGTGAAATACCCTACCACCTTATTTTTTCCATCGGCTCTAAATTGAGCCCTCCATTTCCTTTTCTGCCGATCCCAGTAAACGCCCTTCACACCTGATGTATTGTTTTTAGAAATTCGACAGTTTCTTGTGTTTTCTAGCTGAGTTACGATACGTAGGTTTGAAATTCGGTTATCTGATGTGTTGGCATTAATGTGGTCAATGGCACCATTTGGAAATTCGTTATATGAGTACGCCCAAGCTAGTCGATGTGATTTATAGCTCTTACCTTTTATAAATATCCGTCCATAGCCAAAAGAATCGCTAGTTCCAGCCACCACCCCCTTCTTGACCCTACTAGATACATCAACCTTCCATGTAAATACTCCAGTATCAGGGTCGTAAGAAAGTAATCGCTTTAATTCCTCGATAGTGATCATTCATTTTCCTATGTTGAATTTTAAGTGATAGAAATTCCACCCCCTGCGGAGTGTTCCAATGTTTAGTTAATAGGTAGCCACCAGCAATGTCATTGCAGTAATTAAACATGTTGGGTTTGATTTGCTGAGGCTATATACGAAAAAAGCCACGCAATGCGCAGCTTCTTATAATCAGTTTAGATAAATTTATTTTGCTTTTAAAGCGCCGATAAGTTTAGCTAATTGCTCTAATCCATCGAGGGTTGCTGGTATATTTTTATCATCTGGAACAATATTTGAAAATATTAAGCTTTCAAATTTAGATAATGAATCATGATTGTTATTTCTCTGCGAAAATTCTACATACCCATGAATGAACTTACAAAGTGCAGTTCTTAGATTTATTTGATTAAGTTCAGTTTTAATTGAATTATAATTTATCAATGCAACTCTAAAATAATAAATAAAAATCAAAGTCGCTGTACCTGTTAGGATATACTCATAAATACTGTAGTCAATACCTAAGAAAATAGTAAGAATTCTAATGCCTAATGGAGAAAGAACACCAATAATTGATAAAATAAGCACAAATAGAGCTTTTCTTTTCTCTTTGTTTTTTATATCACTCAAGTCTCCATATGCTCCACTTAACCCTTTCATTGTTAAGTTATCATTTGTTCTATTGACTTTCTTATCCAAATCCTCAATTATTTTTACTTTTTCAAATATCTTTGATTCTAATTCAATGCTAGCTTCTGATAGTTTATCTCTAAAAGATTTAAAATATTCATTATCGATATGTTGTAACTTTGAATACTTAATAGAAATTTCTTCGCTCTTATTAATTGCGAGATCTATTTTATTTTCTATTGATGTTAGTTTTCCAATTTTATTTTTTACATCGATAAAATCTGATTGAATCAATTTCGATGTGTATTCATTTTTAACATATAGATAAAAAAACTTAAACCCATGCTTTTGTATATTTTTAAAAATGACATTCATTCCATGATAATCATCTATTGCATGCGTCATTCTCTCCATTAAATAAGTATCAACCATTCTATATGTGTACTCAATTAAAAATCTCACCAAAACTATATATGCCCACATTAAATATTCAGCATCACCTTCATTATCCCCACGATGCAACTGGTCATACACATTAGAAACTTTACATATATTTTCTATTGCAATTTTACTTTCATCTATGCAATTTACTACATCATTTATGTACTTATAAAGATCTCTTAATAGCTCACTAGAATTATTAGTTTTATTGAAGGAATCCGTCATTAATAGAGAAGCTAACTTAACAAATTTCTCTTCATTTGTTCTCTCTAATGATTTACTTATATTGTCAAAATTTTCAGCTAGAAAATTAGAATTCATATCACTCTTCTCTGTAATGAAATACAAAGCGATGATAAACAAAAACCTCACTTTAAGCGAGGTTTCATTCTATAAGTTAGGTGACAACGTATTCACTCTTATCACACTAGCATTGATTTTGCGTAGCGCACTAATACTTTTTCACTATCCACTGTGTTTTGTTTCCCCATAACTTCACTATCCATTTCTAAAACTACACCAATCATGGCTAAACACCCATCAACAAACCCTTCCGCTACTTGCATCATTTGGCGAACTCGACCCTCGCTAACCTTTAATTTTTTTGCAATGCCACGCTTTGATACACCATACAAATAATGCATAACTATCAGTTCTAGTTCTTCATCTTTTCTAACCGCTTTTAATTTAGCAATGACACTATCAATAATAATTCCATCATTATCAGTACATGAAAGCCTAGGTGCTTCTTTATTTGAGATTAGCCCCTTAAATCCAGCTGCAATATGCGAATAATCTACACCAGGGTTATTACTTGCCCAGCCTGCCCACTTTTCTAAAACTAACTGAATATCTCTCATGCAATAATCTCCACTGCGTTCCGCACAACGCATTAACCGAATACACCCAAACCGATTGACCGGTCGAGAAATTTAAATAACAAAACTAACTGGCTACCATTTTCTTGTTCCCACCCTTTCGGATCCTTGTGTAGCTCGCTGTGGTGAACTCGACATAATGGGATAGTGAACAAGTCATGAGCCTTTGTGCCTATGCCACCCTGTCCGTAGCCGATAATATGATGGGCATCGTCAGCTGTGGCGCCACAAACGCAGCAAGGCTGTGATTTAACCCATTTCAGATAATCGTTACTAGTCCAGCGCTGTAGCTTCGGAAACTTCATAAAGCTTGCTGGTGGCTCGGCGTCTACCGTTAAGTTCATTACTGGCGTTAATGCTTCAATCTCAGTCAACTTGTCGCTGAGGTATTGCTGAGAAAGAGAGATAAGCCCTGATGGTTTATGCTTTAATTCCGCGGGCAAAGTCATCAGCAACATTCTTCCGCTGAATGTATTCATGTGCATACTTGGCTTAAAAATCACAGCGCCAATTTCCGGTACCAGTATTGGCGTTAGTATCCATTGATAACTCATGCTATTCCCCCATATACGCAACCACACTTGCGCTTTCATGCAAACTGATTGTTATTTCAAAACGACCGCCTTTGACAACTTCACACCACTCCATTTCCACTCTCTTCACTTGGTCATCGTCTTTCCAAATATTGGCATGTGTTAATGCGTCAAACGGTGCTTTTAAATAGTTATCAATGTCTCGCTTGTGATTTGTTGGCGGATACATTTTGACCTTTACAGAAACGGGTCCAGTTATCGCTATCGGTTTACGCTTCAATTGCTCATATATAGCAACAATCGCACTCCCCCGAAATTTACGTCCCTTTTCACTGATTAGTGTTCTGCCATTCACATTACGCCAGCATACATTTACGCTCGGTGGAAATGGCAATACGAGTGATATGCTCATCCTCTGACTCCAGCCAGTAGTGCATCAAATTTCCGAACTAAAGCGAATAAAGCAGATTCAGCAGCAATCCCGTTTGCACTCGCAGAGGAATCATGAGAACGAAATTTCCCCTCTTTTAGCATTTGCTCACAATTAGCAGATACACGATAAAGCCCGTCCTGATCTTGATAAATCAATCCATAGTTCAATAAAGATTTGATGATAGCTGTCGCTCCAGCCCGTTTTTTCATGTTGAATTCATTGAAAAGATCATCGCGGCAAAAAGCCCTACCATTGAAATGTGTTGTGTACTCAATATACCGACGCTTTTGTGCTGAAATCATGCCATCACCTCTTTCGCTGCTTGCTCTGCTGCCTGTTGCCAAATACCCGCCCATGCCTTGCGTCCAACAAAATCACTCATTCGACGCACACCTGATTTACCTGCTAACTCTGCCGCAATTTCTTCGATGCGATTTCGAGGCTTAGAATGTGATCCGATGATGCGAGTGAATGCCTCATCACGCTGAACTTGGTCAATTGAAACCTTTTGCTCACCCGCTAAACGGAGGGTTAAATCATCCCACTGGGTACGTAGCGTTCTTGGGCACTGAACGTTTTTCTTCCAGAACTCATCATGGCTAACACGTTTGTAGAATTGGCAAATCTCTTTGTGGGTGCGACCGTCTTGGCTAACCATCAGGCGAACATCGTTAGCCCACTCTGTGAAATTAGGCTCTTTCGGTTCTTGCAGCCCAAGCTCTTTGAAAACTTCACACTTGCGGCTAAACAGCCATTCAGCACACTTGAGGTCATCCGCAGCTCCCCATTTCTGGAAGTTAGGACTGTAAATCACCGCCTCTGGGTAACGATTTAAAAAATCAATTTTAGGCTTGTCGCTGGATTCGCTAGAATTCTGCGACGAAGAGTTAGTTACTGATGGATCTTGTTTTGAAGTTACTAACGGATCGCCCCCAGATTCTGACGGGTCAAAATGATTATTTTTGCTCGATTCTGGCGAGACGAATTTTGATGCAACAGATTTTGACGCGTCAGGATTTGACGTATCAGATTCTGCTTGTTGAGGTAATGCGGCTCTCGCTGCTGAAGCTAATTTATTAACATTAAGCTGATAAATATTGCTCGCATTACGGTTACCTTTACGGCGCTTTTCTCTTGATAACCAACCATCTTTTTCTAAATCTTTGATAGCGGTACGTACTGTGCTTTCACCCGCACCGATTTGACGAGCAATTGTCGGTACCGATGGCCAGCACACGCCCTCATCGTTTGAGAAGTCAGCGAGACGAGCCATGATAGCAACCGAGGTTATCTTCAAACCTGCTGGCGCACAGCCATCCCAAACATAACTTGATAGTTTTACGCTCATAGTTGCTACCTACTCGACTCTTCTGAATTCATCTTTAAATTTGTATAACGGAGCAAAGCATTCATGCTCATAGCCTTCTCGCATGTAAATGACCCACATTTTTTCCCGGTCATAACGAACAACACGAACAGGAATGCCGCGCTTGTCGAGATAAATGCGATTGAGATTATTTGGATCTTCATCAGTCATGTGCCTCGCCTTTGCTATTGAAGTAAAAGTTAGCCCAGTCACTTCTCAACTCAGCGATATCTACCAATTTCTCATTTCTCTGGTAGTTGCCCGACTCATCTGCTGACGTTATGATTTCTACATATTGAAGCGAACCTTGTTTCGAGACTGGTAAGCATCTAAATTGCTTTATTGGTTGAATTTGGCATACACTGTTCATGCTAGTAGTTGCTCCACAAAAGTTGTTATTAGCACCGACGCTCGGGACCGCATATCCTGAGCGTCAACCTTCCTAAAGTTGGTCATTACGCTTTAACCCCATAAACAACAGGTAGTGAATCAATAAAGTGCTTTGCATAAGCAAAAACCTTTTGAGATTTTTTGTTTATCGCGGTGATTTCATCGCCAGTTAAAATGCCATCAGCTATGCTTTCTTGAATTAAAACGGCAAGCGCGCCCTGCATTGCGCCAAGCTTCATTCGAATATCAAACAGCTCAACCTGATCGAGTTTTTCAGCTTCAATGGGTTCCATCGCTGTCATGCCATGGCGATCTAGGTGATACTCCACCAGCAACTTAGTTCCCGACAATTCTTCTATTGCCTCTAATTCGTCATGCTCAAAGAATCGGCAACCATTCTTTTCATACAGCTTATTGTTGAAAGTGGTTTCAGATACCCCCAAAGCCCCCGCCATCGCTGAACGTCCACCGGGGAATGCTTTGCACATTTCTTTCACGACTTCTTTTAGTGTTTGTTTGCACATATCTACAATTCCGTTGTTTTGTTTGTAGTTAACTCAGTTAATTGGTTTTGGTACTGTTTGGTAAACCATCAAGCTCATTTGGGTAAAGATCAGGTCTAAGTTGGTGCGGAGAAATTTCCCACCCTCCCATTTTGCAGAGTTGAATTACACGCTCCGCAGGAACTTTGTTGTTTTTAATCCAATTAAAAACTGATTGAGGGGAATTAAAACCGAATAAACGTGAGACGGAAGACGGGACACCAGCGGCTCTAATTGCTCTCTCTGTAATATTTTCTTTATTCATTTTTCTTCTCCGATTAAGAATAGAATAAATACTACTTTAAGTAGAGGCTACAAGCAACTTAAAATAGAAATGACAATACTTAGAGTGCGAGATAGACTTCTACTTATGGTAGAAAAAACAAAATACAGTGATTTCGCTAAGAGACTTACTGAGCGCATGAGAGATGCTGGTGTTGATGTTAAACAGCTATCTGAGAATGTCGGTGTTTCCTATGAAATGGCTCGACGCTATACGCTTGGAACTGCAAAGCCTAGAGATGACAAAATGGAACAAGTAGCAAATACGGTACATTCCACACCTGTTTATCTCGATTATGGCGTTGATATATATGGAAGCTTTGGCGAAGAACAAGAAAGTGACACGGTAACAGTGAGGCAAATCGAAGCATTTGCGTCTGCTGGGAGTGGTTACATCAATAACCCATTTCCTGAGATAATCCGCTCTATCGAAATTCCCAAAGAAAGGGTTTATGAACTTTTCGGTAGAAATAGTCTTGATGATGTCGTAATTATAAATGCTGATGGTGATAGCATGTCACCAACACTGAACCCAAAAGATTTGCTCTTTATAGATACCAGAATTGAGCAATTTACAGGTGATGGTATTTATGTTTTTAACTTTGAAGGGTCTACATTTATAAAGAGATTACAAAGAGTTAAAGGCAGAAAGTTAGCTGTTATGTCTGATAATGAATTTTACCCACCCTTCTATATTGAAGACCATGAAATGCATGAATTATATTTTCATGGAAAATTAATTCGAAGCTTACCTATGTCGTTAAAACAATTCGCATAATTCAATAAGCCAGCAATAGCTGGTTTTATTTTGCTGTCATTTTCTACTTTTAGTTGTTGACATAATCTACTTTTAGTTGCATTCTTATTTCACACAAGGAATGGGAAAAACTCATGCAACTCAATTCAAATGAACCAATCGTAACCTTTAGCGTGCCAATGTCGCAGGAAGATGCGCAGGCATGGATCCTTCAAAAGGCCGCTGAATTTAAAACGCTAGATTCGCTTAAGGCTAAACAGGCTCTGTACGAGCAAGAAAAAGAAGATCTGCAGCGCAAGATTGAAAAGCTCGATGATGAGATTTTCGAGCAAACCGAACGCTGTAAAGTCACTATTAGTGCTTAGTTGATTTAATTTTGTGGGGTAATTGGTATGAGTAAATTAACTAGGAAAAACAAAAAGATAATTGAGCTTGTTGTTAATGGCGCTCCTGTTTCTTTTTATGACGTGAATAATGGCAATACGATTGGCGCATTATCATTTTTGAATAAAGCTATTGAAGTTTTAGCTGGTGACAATGCGGATCTTCTTGGTGAAGCAATTATTTCTCAATTTACCATTGACACAAAAAATATTAGTAAGCCAGAAACTAGAGCCATTGCAAGCGGTGAAGTTGCCTTAAATTCAACTATGGAAAATGAAGGGCAGCAAGCACTGCCCTATGGTGATGAGCCTTTTATCTATACCGCTAATTTATCCTCTGGAGAAATAGTTGATTGGCTAACTACAAGCCTAAATAAGGCCGAAGGCAAACTATATGCAATTAGGGCAATATCAAGGGGTATAGATGGCCTAATGACTCAGCTTGGAAGTCTTGATGTTAATCTTGAGAAAGAATCATTTGTCCATCACCCAGATTCCAATTTAAAGCGAGACCTAAGTCAATGTCATCACCTGTCTCAGTTAGCTTTATTTTTTCTAAGCCAGTCTGGGCTGACAAAGGGAGATTTTCCAGCCGAAGGTCTTTCAGTAGAGCAAAAACAATGCATTCTAACGAAATGTCAGAAAGCTCATGAATAGAAGCAACTTTATCAATAAGCAATTTGTGTTTTAATGCTTCAACACCCTTAATTGAAGCAAAAGCAGTTGCATATTTAGCCCTATGTTCATGAATTATTATTTCTAGTAATAAAATTAGATAACTATGAGCTTTAGCTAAATGAGTTTTGTTATTTTCTTGAAGAACCCCATACGTATATTTTGTTCCATATGCAGGGTAGACAGCTTCTTGTATTTTATTAAAAAGATTAGTGTATTTTGACATTTTAAATTCTCTTGGTTGTGTAGGGCTTCCAAGAATACCACAGCCGCCTGATGTGGCTAAGTTAGTTCAGGCTCTCATTATCATCTCTATTGGTGTTTTATTTTTGGCGGTGCCATGCCGCCTCTTTTTTCTAAATATAAATAAGACCATTGGCATCAGTCCATACGGGTAAATATGTGCTTAATTACTGTCAGTGGTCTTATTTATATTGTGGCTAAAATATACTTAATCTGTATGCGGCAGAATGTGGAGGTAATTATGCAAATGCTAACTTTGGAGGAATGGGCGAGCGAACGTTATAGAAGTCGCCCTCCTCGACTGGGGACATTACAACGCTATGCTAGGAGTGGCTTGTTCTATCCACCAGCACAAAAAGAAGGTGGTATTTGGCGCGTGAGGGAAGATGCCGACTTAGTCGGTAATTTGACATCACCGGTTATCAATAAGAGTGATAACCCAAAATTACAAAGGATTTTAAACGATGGCTGCCCGTCCACGTAAAAATAACGTCAACATCCCTAATCTCTATCCACTATTTAGCAGAAAAGCTAACAAGGTTTATTGGCGTTATCGCCACCCTATAACTGGCAAATATCATGCACTCGGTGACAATGAGGCTGAAGCCCGTGAAATTGCTATTGAAGCTAATAACCGATTAGCGGAACAACGCAGCCGTCAAGTCATGGCGATCAGCGATAGAGTAGCAAGAATTAAAGGTAAAGAGATCACCGTAAACACTTGGCTAGATCGCTACTGGGTAATACAAGAAGAGCGCCTTGCTGACGGTGATATAAAACAAAACACATATAAGCAAAAAAGAAAACCTGTGGACCTAATGCGCCACTCTCTCGCAATGAAGCCTTTGCCAGCAGTTGATGCGAGAGATATCGCATCAATACTCGATGAATATAAATCTAATGGCCAACATCGCATGGCACAAGTTATTCGATCCGTATTAATCGATGTGTTTAAAGAGGCACAACATGCTGGTGAAGTTCCACCAGGATATAACCCTGCACTCGCCACTAAGCAGCCAAAACGACGGATCACCCGCCAGCGCTTAAACTTGGAAGAATGGCAAAAAATATTTGATATTGCTGATAAACAGCATAAGTATTTAGGCAATGCGATGCTATTAGCAGTAATTACCGGACAACGACTTGGCGATATTTCAGCAATGAAGTTTAGTGATATTTGGGATGACCATTTACATATCACACAAGAAAAGACTGGGAGTAAATTAGCTATTCCATTAGCGCTAAAATCTGATGCATTGAATATGTCATTGAGAGAAGTTATTTCAAGATGTCGTGACCGCGTTGTCAGTCAGTATCTTATCCATTATTTCCATACAACTTCTCAAGCAAATCGCGGTGAGCAAGTCACAGCAAATACAATAACAACAAATTTTAAAAAAGCGCGAAATAAAACTGATATTGATTGGGGTGAAGGAACGCCAGCTTCATTTCATGAACAACGTTCTTTGTCTGAAAGGCTCTATCGCGAGCAAGGGATAAACACTAAAAATTTGCTGGGTCATAAATCGCAAAGAATGACCGATAAATATAATGATGACCGGGGTAAGAATTGGGTGAAAGTAGTTATTTAA